CAGTAGTGCAATCCGCGAAAGGCTTAGTACGGTGACGTTCGCGGATTACGGACCAGATGTAAATGGTAACACTTGGTTTTCTGACTACTCTTCTCTCTATCGATTTCAGGGCAGCGCGAACTGTGATTTCACAGGAGATCCCTGGTCAGGCGTGACAGATGCTGATCTCTATAAACATTGCGAGTACGTTAACAGTGGATCGGGCGATCAATACTATCGGTTCTTTGTTCCGAACGGAACATATCGGATTCAGCTTCGTTATGCCATTGGTGGCGGTAGCCCTTTCACATCTGGCACATGGCAGGAAGCCATTGACTCCCAGGGCTCAGTCTTTTCTTCCAGTCCATCTACGACTACGCTGGCCGGAGATGGCCCCTGGACACAGCAGGGCATTACAGGAAAGTATTTTGATCTTTGCACTCTTATTCCAGGGTGCGCCCAGCAGACCCCAGCTTCTATCACGTTCAGTAAAACAGTCACAAATAATCAACTTTATTTTTCGATCCGGCATCTGGCTCCGGTTGTCGTTAGCCAACCCGCAAGCGTTTTAACCGCTTTTTCGATCGAGGCATCTACAGCTTCTTTTTCATCAGTGAATTTTGGACAACAATCAATGTTTGGAACTGGGTCATTTAAATGAACGACGACCACAGACGGCGACTCACCGATAGCGGGGTGCTGCGCTGGATACCCCTGTGGCCTGTGTTTACTGGCCTTGTCATGGCTTGCGTGGCGGTGGGGGGATACATCGCGACCATCAAGTACATCGCCCTGGACAACAAGATGCTTCACGACGATCTGAAGAGCATCCACCAGTGGATCAACTTGAGAGAGTCCTGGGAATCCGACAAGAGCGGAATATTGGAAAAGATCGTCGCGATTCAGGAGAGCCAGGAGAAGCGCATGAAACGCTTGGAGGATCATGAAGATGAAAACCGATCCTGGTTCAAGCACAGACCGTGACCGGAAGTGGCCGATTGATAAGTTATGCCCGAGGTGTCTGCTTATGGACATCAAGAGTCAATGTGAGGCCCAGAAGTGGTATGACGGAGCATTTCGATTGACATGCTCGAGCGCATCCTGTTCCTGGTCGCAAGAGTCCGACGCGGACTGGAGCTTAGGACAGCCTATACGGGGTACCAAGGAATGATTGAAAACCAGAAGTTAACCGAACACTACACGCTCTACGATTTGACCCGAACCGATCATGCCGATCTCCTGGAAGCTAACCGGCATGTCACAACCGATCAGGTCATCAAGCTAATCCAAGTCGCAGAACTCTTCGAGACGGCCTGGCAGCTCCTCAATGTGCCGATCCTGATTTCAAGCGGGTACCGGTGCCCGGCGCTCAATGCCGCCGTGGGCTCTTCGATGCGGAGCCAACATCTATTGTGTGAGGCCGGAGACGGCGTTCCCAAGGGTATGCCAGTCGATGAGGCGTTTCGCATACTCCGGGCCCGGTCCAAAGAGGGGAAGATCAGGTTCGGTCAGATGATCTGGGAGAAGCAAAACCGGGGGTATGCCAATGGTGCAGTTGAGTGGATACACCTCTCGCTCGGATTCCCGTACAGAACCTCTGAGCGTTGCGGCCAGATCCTGACCATGGTAGACGGTCATTACGATCTCGTGGAGACGGTATGACGGGGTTTCCGTGGACCTGGAAGGCCCTGCGTGACTGGTTCTTGGAACCTGTGATGAAGAGACTCGACGCTATTGAAACCGATATTCAGGTGATTCGCGGCAGGGATAAACCCGATGTTTGAAGAGGTGTTTCGCATTATCTTTGACCGGCGGCACATCAAGGACATCCGGATCTGGGTGCTTATTATCCTGGTCATGGCCGAGGTCGCGTCGTTCTGGTGCTATGACAAGTACCGCTTGCAGCCCGTTCTGGACCGCCAGGAGCGCCAGGGCCTCAGAATCAGGCAGATCATTAAAGTAGGCCGGTTTCGAGAGAAAATCGACGCACTAAGACCAGAGGACACGCCACGCCGTGAACATCGTTCACCGCTGGATTGAGGAATGGAGGGTACTTCGTATGTTAGGCAAGATCGTGGACTTCTTCGACGGTAAGAAACAAATGATCGCTTCCGCCGGTGCGGCACTAGTCGCGACCGGAACGATCTGCATCAACTTCTCACAGCAGGGCATGGGATATCTACTGCACCTGGCGAGTACGCCAGAATTCACGGCGGCAAGCATCGGGTGGGTGGGATTCTTCAATGCCCTGAAAGGCGAGAAGATCAGAAACGAAATCGCGGCGGCAACCCCGCCAAAGGAGATCAATCAATGAAACTTCGGAGCCCGTTGTTCGTTATCATCGTTGCTGTCATGGCGCTGTTCGCCATTGTCATGGAAGCCAGTCAGGCTCATGCACAACCTCTGGTATGGCAGACAGAGTATGGAACGTTTAACTTCAACCTTGCCACCACTGAGACAGGTCTAGGCTATGACGCGATCAATAAAAAGACCGTCGCCATCGCTTCGGTGCCTGTCTATACGTTGCCGCACGACATCCTGGCGCTTCAGTTCGGCGTTGATGGAGCATGGCCCACTGGTCCAGCGAACCTGATCGAACCCTATGTCGCGGCCGGCCACGACATTCTGAGAGAGATTCCAGTGTTTGCGGATTACAAAAGCGCACATCTGAATGTCTTTGGGCGACTGGATACCACTAACGGAAGGCCTGGGGTCGGTATTTCTGGGACCTATGCTTTTGGTGGGACTGTTGAGCCTGAACAACCTTTGGCTTCGGCAGCGCCTGTCATGTCGATAACATCGCGCTTGAGTCTGATTCAGGGTTCATATATCTAATCAGCCTTAAACCGTTCATCTAATACTCTTTGAATATCGCATCGCCTACGGATGCGTGATTTTGAGAAAAGAATCCGCTTCTTTTTTCGACGAGGTGGTTTATAGTCTTTTCTTAATTCCAGTGGACCAAGGAGAGAGGAATATTTTTTAGGTTTCGATTTCACTTGATACACCCCACTGATCCACGATTCCAAAAGCGCCGAGAAGCCTGTTATCGGGACGCCAGTACCGATTCTTATATTTTTTCCACCATATCCTGAACTCTTTTGAGTCTTTGTGGGAATTTGGTCGGCGTGGTCTTTTTTGTTTCTTTTTTTTTGGTCTAAACCATGGTGCAGACATACGACAAGATTACTCCCTCCGTCGACGACTTTTACTATAGCGTTGGCCCTGATCGGTTGCTCGGCGCCTTCCACCGATAGTTCGCGGCTTTCTACTGCCACTGCCGCAGGGCCAAACCTTTAGGCGACGTGAGTGCCTTCAACCTGTCGAGCCTCACGGTCTCTTGTGCGCTTATCAAGCCACAAGAGGGCTTCTTCGAGCTTCGTGATGGCGATAGCGTTCTCACGGCATTTGAATTTCCCGCCATTGACTATCTGGTAAAACTCGATGCGTTGCAGGGCTGCTGAAATCACAGTCTCAACGAAAGCGCCATTGGGCTCCTTGCGATCCTCGCCGCGGCCGAGCGGTCCGTTTTGCCATTCGATACTCAGGCCAACCCCATGGACAAAGCCACCGGCAGGGTTATCGTTCTCATCAACTTTGTTTTCTACGAGACAGTCTTTAATCGCGTTCATTTGTTCTCCTTTTTTCTCTATTTGGTCTCAAAATCATTCGATGGGTGTGGCCAGTCCTGCCCCGGCTACTGGCGAACAGTTACGGAGAAACACGCCAGTCGCTTTCGCTCGGTAATGGGCCGATCTCCGTTTTCGTGCGTGTCATCTCGCCACGCCGCACACCCATCGAAATTGCGGGGATGGTAGGGAATTTCACCCATTCGTCTTTTGGCTGCCGCAACACCAAGACATCTATGCGCCTTTACGCTCATCCCCAAAATAGAGGGTGCTGGAGTGGCCCGCCTTTCCGTCAATCCTGCGGCGGCTTGGACAAGAGAGTCACTCCTGCCGTCGGCGACGAACCCCGATTCCAGCCAGTTTAACCAGCACCCAAAATCCATCTCGTTCATTTAGAGGCGGCTATTTCTTCGTCAATAATCTGCATTTGTTCATGGACGACTTCCGTCAGGATTTGAAGCACTTGCCTTTCGAGATGGAGCTTTATCATTCTCCGCCTATTGTCTTTCGAGTAAGTCCCAAATCCAACTTCTGTTCCCGTTAAATCACTCATCCCCGCCGCCTTTCTGGGCTATTTCTCTACAGCAGTTTCTTTTGCTTTCGCAGACGCTACGCTTAATTTTGATTTGTGGTAGGACAAATTCTTTTCAGCATCTTTGATACACCTGCGATGATAAGAGGCGTTCCATGCCCAAGACTTAGTATCTTTTTCTTTTCGCAAAAGTCTTTCTTTTTCAGCATCTTCAGCCTCTTTAACCAATAGCTTGCATCGCTCTACGGCTTCTTCTTCTGTTAGGAATACATCCTTCTCATCAAATGAATAATACCCGCCTGTAAAAGAACTCACTCGATATTTCGTATTTTCTCTGGTTTCCTCTATGCCATCGATTGCCGCGTTAATGACAAAGGCTTTGAATTTGTATTCCGTAATCGTTCCTGTAGCTCCCATATAACCAAGCCCACAACCACCGCAATCAATCGATATTTGCTCATCGTTCGCCAGAATCATTCTGATTCGACGAGTCCCGTCACAATCAGGACAAGTGGTTTTAATTTCCTCTTGCCCGGCTCTTGCATACCAGCATTTATCGCCAATCTTGAATTTCATCCCAACCACCTTTCTAATTGATCCCCGTAGAGCGGCGCGTGATGTTCGATTTTCTTCTAGAGCCGTTGCGGGGAAATCTATCCATCATTTAGCTTGAATTTTCCGCTTAAAATCATCAATCGTTATAGAGTCCATAGGAGTGCCTGTCGTCGATCCATATTTCAGTTGCTCCCGCCTTTCCCGGCTGTCATTCAGCGCGTTCGCGAGGTCTTTCAGGAATTCAGCGCATTTTAGCTCCGGAGGACACGTGTACATCGTGATGGCCGTTCGCGCATTTGGTTCCGCTGATTCATACTCATGAGTTTTGAGATAAGCATCTTCATTGCCTTCAAATCCCGTCGAAACAACCACGTAATACGGCAACACAAACAACCACTTTCTTGGGTTCATTTCGATCTCCTTTTCATATTCCTATCCAAAATCTTGAGGAAGAACGTGGCTTCCCAGGTGCTCACGTCATGGCCCTCGTCTCTGAGCCGCTGCAAGCGCATCCGGATGTCCTCGACTCGGGCTTTCTCTGCTTTGGTGAGGGTCATCGATCCTTCCAAAAGATCCACACGCCGATTATTCCGATGATCGCCAGGACCGCTAAGTAATCCGAGACCGAAATGCGCGACTCAATGGCTTGGCGAAGATCCCAGAGAGTCATGCCCCATCTCCTTCGCGGCGAAGCTGTTTAAGTGTCTGTTTTCTAAGGATCGGCAACACATCGCACAGAAATAAACGCGAGTGATAGCCAATCCATTGAGCGACTTGTTCCTCGGCTTCTTTGTTGAGCCTGCCCCTAAATCCATACATCCCCAAAAACAGATGAACCATTTCATGAAAGAACGAGTTTGTGAAATCCCAGTTGCTTTGATTTGCCGTTAGCCAAACTTCGTGATTGCCTTTTGAACTTGTTTGAGTTCGCCCGTAGTGCTTTCCTGTTCGCAATTTTCGGTACATCTCGATTCCAAAATGACATCGCTTGCTTACAGTGAATTTGACGTGCTGAATGTTTTTCTTCCGTCTCATTCTCCCGCCTTCGCTCTCAGCTTTTCGGCAATGGTGTCCCGCAGCCAAATTTCACCCGACATTAGTTCAGGTTTGTGTTTGTAATTTGTGTCTTCCGCAATCTTCGCCGCTTCGAAGAAGGCTTCCCGCTTGGCCTCTTCCAAGGCGGATTTAAACATCGCTTCAAATTCTTTGAAATTGCGCTCGATAGAATCATCAGAAGGGCCACCAAAACCTTGATTAAAACCATTCAGAAATTTGGCTTTTCGGTATAACTGCTGCGCTCTCTCTTCCGGGGTCATTTCGTGGCCGCCTTGCTAAAGTTATTGGCTTTTGAGCATGTCGAAAAATGTGAAACCATGGCAGTTGTCCTATCGCATAGAATTTCGCCAGCTAAACCAAGTCTAAAAACGATATAGGTCGGTGCCACTGGATCAAGAATCTGCCATTTGGCGGCACCCTTTTCTTTTAGAAACAAGACGGGCTTGCCACATCCCTTACAGGGTTTACGCATCGCTTTAAGAGCTTCGTCAATCATTTGCCAGCCGCCTTGCGCCAGAGGTTTAATCGTGCGTCAATAACTACTGTTGGCTCATCAGCATCAAATCCATCTAAGGCGAACTCCGCCGCTTCCAGCCGGGCGAGGAGAGCTGGGAATTTCTTACACAGCTCGTCTTTAAACTCACCCCAAACCTCTTCATCGTCAGCCTTCATGGCAGATGCATCCCATTCTTTCAACCGCTTCAAATCGTCGTCGGCGAAGGTCACTTCTTCACCCTCGCCGGCACCCCATCATTCGCTATCTTTTCAATCATCTCGTCGATGTGCTGAGATTTTGTCTTCGTGACTTCGGCGTTCACTTCCCCGGTTTCCCAGGCCGACTGACGGCCACGCCGGGGTTTCTCGTCAGAGGGCTTCACGGATTCGACTTCCGCCACCGCTGGCCGGGGATCGGCGGCGCAAAGCCCCTCGTAGGCGATTTCGTTGGGCTGACAAGCAAGGGAAGCAGGGGCGATTAGGGCTAAGAGTGCTGCAACGACTATGGCGATTTTCATAGCGGTAACTCCTCACCCGCTGCTGTAGCGAGTTCTTGGGCTTCTTCGGCTTCTGTAGGCCCTTCTTGGGTGGCTGGTTGGGCTTGTGGCTTGGCTTCTGGAGTCTCTGCGGTGGTTGCAACGGCATCCCGCAATCTGGATGAGATTGTCTCAGCCGGCCGCGCTGGTGGTGGTGGATCCTTTTCATAGATTGGATCGTCGGCTCGAATGATTTCATCCACATCTGTCGATGATGGGACGCGGTATTTGAGAAGGCGACGGATCGCTGATTTCCGCATCATTTCGGTCTTGAACGGTCCTTTCCAGGGACCGTCCTCTGCCCTGGACATCTTCTGGATGGCTTCGATATCGGCCATGCTCAGTTCTTCGAAAAACACGCCTTCGTCCTTGGTCTGGGCAAAGGCATAGACGCACAGAACTTCCCCTCGCTCTCCGCGCGCCGGCATATGCTTGAAGTGCTCCCCTGCCTCGTCAATCCAATGCTCATAGGCGTCGTTCTTGTAGACGATCTGAGCGTTGATCGTCTTGATCTCCCCGGAGTTCCTGGCCTTCTTGCAGATGCCGGCGACCATCGGCATGTACTGAGCCTTGCCCTTGAACGGAATGATCGTGGCTTCCCGTCCGTCAGGTATCAGGCCGTCGGCCGCGCACTTGTGCATGGCCGCGTAGAGCGACTGACGATCAACCCTCTGTGGATCTGCCAGACCCGGAGACTGGCGAATGAGCGTCTGTGCTACCCGGATGAACTTGGCGCTCGGGATCTGGGTGGGCAACGCCATCTTGAAGTCGTTCTCCCGCGTGACTAGAGAGGCGCAGACTTCATCTTGGGGAGTAATTTTTGTTTTTGATTTCGTTTCAGGCATTGTGTGTTCCCTCCACTTGACGCAGTTCTCTTTCCCCAGTGCGCCAACCGAGAACATCCAGGGCACAATCGAGTAAGAGAATCGCCAATTTATTATAGTGACAAGCGAACTTGCCATTGTTTGCCGTCTGATAGAATTCGATCCGTTGTTTTGCGGCCGCGATCACAGTCTCAACGAAAGCGCCATTGGGTTCCTTGCGATCCTCGCCGCGACCGAGCGGTCCATCTTGCCAATCTATCGCCACCCCAACCCCTCTGACTATCCCACCAGCCGGCATCCCATTACCATCAACATCATTTTCTGCTGTGAATTTGCCAAGCATTTAGACCTCCACGATCTTCATTCCGCGCTGCACCAGTTCCACTAGATTTTCCTGGCTGGCGACTTCGGCTTTATATCGTGCCGATACCACGCCCCGGATTGCCTGGGCCTGGGTCTGCGCCTTTACCAGAAATTGTTCCTCTGATTCTGCGTTTTCAACTAGGTAGATGCGTTTCATTTGGTTCTCCTTTTCTTTGTTGTATTTTGTCTTATCCCTCTTAAAATCTTAGGGATCATGCTGAAATTGGGGCATTGCAAAAGCCTGTTTAGGCTCTTGAGCTCATCCCTGATATCCATCAAGACGGCCAGAGACGCTTCTTCGGCAGCGTCTATGGATTCCGCTAGCACCCAATCTTTATCTTTGTGTCTTGCCACGTGCCTTATCTCCTGTTGATTGCTTGATACGTTCGTATAATGGGGGTTTGGGCTGGCGCTTCTTATTTCCGTTCGATCGGCGCCGGTGATTATGTTTTCCGCTCATGCCTTTACCTTCTTCCAGTTGATTCTGAAATTTCGGAATCCCTCGCGGTCATATTCGATATGCTGTGGACCCACAAGGCCGGCTGTTATAGAGAATGTTTCTCCCAGGACTTTTTCCGCGTCACCGATAATCGTCAGTATTTCCGCCTTGAGCGCGTCTTTTTTTTCGCTTGCGGCTTTGGCTTGGTCTGAGACTTGCTTGTAGGCGTAGGCCAGTTTTGAAACACGTTCGTCGGCGTTGAAGATTTTTCCCGGTTCGGCAAAAGAATAAATCCGCGAAATGAAATCAGCGTCGCGTTGGAAGTCTGGAGTCGGCTCTGCACCACTTTTAACCGAATCCCAGAACTCCACAATTTTTTTCCGAATCTCTGCAATGACGATCGGATCTTGCTCTCGTTTAATAATGACGACACGGTTCCCCCCTATAAGTGCGCCAATAAATGCAAGCCGGCGCTGCGATAAAAAAAGCTGTTGTTGAACTTGGATTTCAATATGTGGGAGTGCTTCTACGTTATCGCCATCCACTACCCAGCCATCACGGAAAGCCAGGGAATCCACGTTTTTGATTTCGAGTAGAAAATCGTCATTTTCTTTTCCTTCGGTAGCGGTTCCAAGACCGTCCGTTTTGTGCGCGCAAGCAGAAAAATCAAAACTCGCGCCGGCCTTCAATTCCGGATCGCGGATATACTCCGTCATGCGCCTGATTTTCCAGCCCTGATCTTCTGCAATGCCGGCTGCAATCGAGTCCTGTAAGCGCGTACCCCAGCGCATTCGCTCGTTAACTTCAAATTCGACATCAATGTTGTCGTGCTTGCGATGCCATAACTCGAACTGCGTCATATAAGGAGACAGGCCAAATAATGCCGCTGCTTCGGTGGAAGTCACGTCTTGCTTGCGTAATTCCAGCCAATGCTTCTCATCAGTGGGTTGAATGGTTTCGATCATGGGTGAAATCCTAGAAAATTGTAAAGATAATGTCAAACATTATTTTTCCCATTGACGGGAATAACGCCGTGGCGTTCTAAATTCTCTCGTACCATGTTAGATACGGACACGTTTTTATCCCACGCTTTCCGTCTCAAAGTTTCCCTTTGTTCGACGGTAAGGCGGAAGTTGATCTGGCATAATCGCAATATTTTCTTTCGTTTCATAATACCTCCTTGAGAATGTATACAAAAATGTTGACATTAGCACAAGTGATTTGTAGGATTCGCGGGTGGTGATTCAACTCAGGCCTTATCAATCCAAAATAATCGACGAAACGCGGGCGCTCATGCAAAAGGGGTGTCGCTCTATCCTTATACAGAGTCCTACCGGAAGTGGCAAAACCGCTCTTACGGCTCACATGCTTCATACGGCGGCGGGGAAAGGGATGCGATCGCTATTCATCGTTCACCGCCGCGAACTTATCAAACAATCAACGAGGGCATTTGCTCTGGAGGGATTAAAACATGGGATCATCTCAGCCGGATTTTTCGAGGATCGAAGGTATTTGGTGCAACTCGCCAGTGTGCAGACACTTGCACGTCGTCTTACGCGACATCATTTCCCGTCACTTATTGTCTGGGATGAAGCTCATCACGTCGCTGCAAAATCGTGGGAATCCATCTTCAAGCAATTTGGTCGTGCGTATCACATTGGACTTACGGCCACCCCAGAAAGACTGGATGGTAGAGGACTTGCTGGTTTTTTCAAAGAAATGATTCACGGCCCTAGCGTTCAAGCCCTCATCGATTCCAAATTCCTCTCTCCCTATAAGCTCTACGCTCCGATGAAAATCAATGTTGGCGCAGTTCACACGCGCATGGGCGATTACGTGAAATCCGAGCTTTCTTCGATAGTGGATAGGCCCAGTATTACCGGCGATGTTCTTGTCCATTATCGGCGATTTTGTGCGGGGAAACGCGCGGTTATTTTCTGCGTTTCAGTCGCGCATTCCAAACATATTGCGGAGCAGTTTAACAGCGCTGGGATCAGGGCAGCTCACGTAGATGGCGAAACGCCACAGGAGGAACGCGATGGAAAAATTGAGGATTTTAGAGCGGGAAGCATTAAAGTGTTGGCGAATGTCGATCTCTTTGGCGAAGGATTTGACGTTCCCGCCATCGAAGCAGCAATTCTCCTCAGACCAACTCAATCGTTGGCTCTCTATCTACAGCAAGTCGGCCGCGCGCTCCGTCCGTCTGATGGAAAAGATCAGGCGATTATCCTTGACCATGTTGGAAACTATGAACGATTTGGACTCCCAGACGAAGAAAGAAACTGGTCACTCGAAGGTCGATCTATGCGGAACAGAGAGGATAAATCCAATGGAATCTCAGTCAAAGTCTGTCCCAGATGTTTCGCAGCCCAGATTGCCGGCCAGCCTCGGTGTAAATTTTGCGGATTCGTGTTTGAAGCGAAACCCCGCGAAATCGACCAACGCGACGGTGAGCTTGGTGAGGTCGATATTGAACTATTGCGTCAGAAGAGAGCCAGTGAGCAGGGACATGCAGAAACGGTTGAAGAGCTTACTCAGATTGGAATAGCCAGGGGCTATCGATTTCCGCGGCGCTGGGCGCATCACGTGTTTCAGGCGAGGCAAGCCAAAAAGTTGGGCAAGGTAATCTAAATGTTTTGTGGGCGCGCAAGGAAGCACGGGCGATGTGGCGGCCGGTGGGAGCATGGCCCTGTGATGTCCGCGTTTGTTTTTATTTGCAGTTGTGGTTGGCGCTCTATATCGAAAGAACTGATTTGGGGAAACGATCATTATACCACGCTGTTTAAGTGGCTTATGGAAGGAGTCGAAAATGTCGGAAATGGAACTCATGCGGGCTATCCAAGTGCAAGCGTCAACCTTAGGTCATCGGCTATTCCGCAATAACTCAGGTGTAGGCTGGGCGGGAGAACAAGTTCGGGTCCACAAGCCCACGATGGTTTTGATGAAAGAAGGCGATGTCTTGATCCGCGGCGCCCGCGCTCTTCACGCCGGCCTTTGCCCGGGCTCAAGCGATTTGATAGGTCTTACCAATCAGGGTCGTTTCTTGGCTTGCGAGGTCAAATCTCCGAAAAAATCACCCACAACAGGCCAGGAATCATTCCTTGAAATGGTTCGGCGCATGGGCGGTATCGGAATTGTCGTTAAGACTCCCGAGGATTTCTGCTGGGTGAATTCCGATGTCTGATTTTGCCTGGAAAGTAATTGCTGCTGTCGCGGTGCTTGCGATTTGGGCCGTGACATTTATCGCCAGCCGGCGTAATCATGGCTGAAGATCCACCAGTAATCATCGTAGAACAGGCCGTTGTCGAAGCCGCTAGCCAAATTGCTACGGGCTACGATGTGCGGCCTATTCCCGCGAATGGAAACAGCGATTTAAGCGACTTTTCTGGCCGTAAGCTCATCTTATGGCCTGATGCGGCGCCGGCGTCCAGGGAAGCTTTTCGTAGGTTCGCCGAGAAAGTAAGCGAATCATGTCTTGAAATCAAGCTAATCGTGCCAAACGGCAAGGCTCATGGCTGGAATATCGCGACCGCTGTAGCTGATGGGATGTCTTGGCGTGATCTGGCGATGTGGGCCAAGGAATCCATGATGGTTTTCGGCAAGGGTGAATTCCCGCGCGTGATTGTGGAAACCGTTGAAGCCGCCGATGAGATCCCAGATTCGGCCGCCGCGCTTTGGGAAAACCTGGGCTTGGCGATGTCGCAGAATAACACGCCGGTTCCAAACATAGACAACGTGGTTCGGATCCTCACGGTCTGGAAGAAATTTCAATTCATTATCTGGTTCGATGAATTTTACAAGAGATATTTTACAAACCTGGGTTTGCGCCCAGGCGAAAAGGCCCGTGAATGGTCAGACATTGACGACATCAATATGACTGTTCGGCTTCAGCGGGAGTTCTCTTTTTTCCGTATCTCGCAGGAAACCGTTGCCCAGGCTATACGGCACCGCGCGCATCAATGTATCAGAAATGATCCACGGGAATGGATGGAACGCCTGAAATGGGACGGCCGTCCCAGAATCGATAGATTTTTTATTCACTACATCGGCGCCCATGATTCGGGTTATTCCTGTGGCGTGGGCCGGAACTTCTGGATTGGTATGGTTGCGAGAATATTCCGGCCCGGTTGCCAGCTCGATAACATGGTCATTCTTGAAGGTCAGCAGGGCATATACAAATCCAAGGCCCTGGAAGCCATTGGCGGCAAGTGGTACATGGAAGCCTCAGAGGAAATCACAAGCAAGGATTTCTTTGTGGCCCTCGCGGGTAAGATCATTGTGGAGATCGCGGATCTCGATTCGTTCTCGCGCGCGGACGCCAACCGCATCAAGAAAGTCATCACGTGCCGTACCGATCGCTATCGTATGCCCTACGCCCGGACCACCCAGGATCACCCGCGGCAATCCATTTTTGTCGGCACCACAAACGAATCTCATTATCTCCGCGATAATACCGGTGGGCGCCGGTTCTGGCCCATCACTTGCTTTCACATTGATTTGGAGGGCATACTCCGCGACAGGGAACAGCTTTTCGCCGAAGCCGTCACGCGCTATCTGGCCGGCGAGGACTGGTACAAGATGCCGGCCGAAGCCACGCTTTCTGAACAAGAGGACCGCCGGCAGTACGATGAATGGGAAAATATCGTCTCGACTTATTTGAGGGAGTGCTGCAAGACTCAGGTTTTCCTTCACGAAGTCGCTGCCCAGGTCGGCGTTGACAAGGCAAAACTAGACTTTGCCGTTCAACGCCGCCTGGGGAACATTCTGCGCCGCATGGGGTGGCAATCTGCTGTGGTGCGAATCGACGATGTCATGCAGCGCGTATGGAAGATCAGCAATCCACAGCTTCAGGCAATAGCAACTGATTCTCTAGGTCAACCCCTTTCAGACGCGCCAGTTTTACCATTGACTGACTAGGTTTGGATTTATTTTTTTGCCAGCGGCGCAGCGTCGAGGCTTCGATACTGAGTCTGCGTCCAGCTTCTGCCACAGATCCCGACTCGTTAATGAACTGTGCCAACGTTTTTAGTTTTTCCATGTGGTTCTCCTTTATGTTCTGTCCAAATAATTCCCGTTACGACTCCGAGACAAAATAAAAACACTCCGAGAAAAAACATCTTTTCCCTTCCCGCCATATTCCAGCACGTCACGCAACGGCGTCCTGTAATGGCCGAATAGGACACAAAATTTCCGCATTTCACGCACGACATTGGCTTTGCTTCCTTTCCAGTTTTAAAACGCCGGCTTTCGCTTTACTGCGCGCACCACTTCAAAATGTGGTAAATCGCGTACCAACTGCCTACCGCGGTGGCTAAAAAAAACCCCCAGGCAATGACTGTCGCCACTGCCCATTTGTTGCGTTCTGATTTCATCTGTCCTCCGTTTTCTTTGTACTCCGTGCAGTCGATGCAATACGGTGTCAGGTCGTAGAGCGCATTGGGTTCCCCGCATCGCTTACAGGGCTCGTAGGTCACGGTCATATCGCGCCGCCATGGAGGAATTCGCGGAACTCGTCAATCGCGGCAAGGCGCTCCGCGCAGGGCCTGAGTTTCTTCAGTTCATGCTCTTGTTGCATGGCTTGGCTTGCGAGTTCGTGGATGCTCTCGCTCAGACACTTGGCGTGTTCGATCAGGCGGCGGCGCGACCACTTGGCGTAGTTGTATGGATTTCCCTCTACAGATTTCTTACTCATGTGATTCCTCCCTGCACGATAAGACGTGCGTGATTTCGTATATCAGGAACGTCCGCTGATATACGGGCGCGCGCGAGTGGCGCGCCAGCCTCTCCCATAACCCATTCAGCAGTATTTCCCTAAATGTCCTTGTCATTATTCTCCGCCTTCGTTTTCTGCGCTGTGACATTCGCATTCGCAGCCCTGGTCCCGGCAACTGGCGTGGTGCGTACCGCCTTCCCTGTGACAGTTTTCGGACAGATATTTACCAGCTTCTGTGCTTCTCATGGACGCTTTCTATGCCGTCGTAGTCTTGGATTTCAAAATCCACGTGGTCGGGGATATCGACGATCACTATTTTTGCCAATCCACCATTGGCTTTATGCCCAAGCTTTTCGATACATTCGATAAGTTTTTCGTCTGTTCTCTTTTCGGGAGCCGAGTAATCGAACCCGTAGCCGTCCCATTTCTTACCAAGGAATTCGTAGGCTTTTTTACTCAGAGAGAAACCGCCAAAGCATTTATTGATTGCTATTTTCATTTTATTTTTCACTCCCCTCTATGCAGTACACGCCCACGCAGAGCGGTGCCGGTTCTTTGGGATATTCGATGATGGTCTGATCGGCAACGCCGATTTGAATCGCGACGAGTAGGGTCAGCATGTTATTTGCCCTCCGTGTGGCCAGTGGCGTGAGCGAGGGCGATGGCTTCCCTGCACTCTTTTTTCGTCATGGGGTGTGTTGACATATTTCTGGTTTTCATGGTGGCTCCTTTTTTGGTGTGGCTTTATGCTGTGCGTCCTTACACTCCCGCCCGCCGCTCATCATCGACGGGCAGGGTTTAAGGAGCCAACCTCAGATTTTCTTGAAGCCGTCGAACCACTTCACGCCGGATCGCAGTTCTCCCCTGGTGAGCGGCGAGCTGCAATGCAAGCGCGCGAGTTCGAGGCTTGACACAACTTTTATACGTTTTGCGGGTCTGTGGTCTGAGAAGAACCTTACGATTCGGTAACGCTGGGCTTTCATTACTTGGCCTCCGGCAGCGGATGTTTTTCTGCAAAGGCGCGTATCTGGTCCATGTATTTCACGATGAGGTGCGCTTTACGGACCCCGAATTGAAACGGGAACTTATCTTCCGGGTTCTGGCGGATAATCAGCATCGCGTTACTCTTATAGGCTTCTTCGAGGATCTGGCTTCCCGGCAGAACTTCTGGTAAGGTTTTCATGTGTTTTCCTTTCTTATTAGAGGGCCTGGAAATAACTGTAGCCCTGATCGTGCAGTCCTGCTTTCCAGTCGTTTTCCCTGAACTCCTGTTTTCCAAACCACAACCCGCTCAGTGCGGCGCTGAGTTTATCGTATCCGCAGCCCCTGGCCGCGCCGTACTGGATCTCGCGGGGATTTTCGGGGTCTGTCCAGTCCCACACGAATACGTGCAGTGGCCCCATGCCATCGCGGGGATGCGCGACGAGGATTTTCCCCACTATCTCGCCCCTGGTTTTCTCCGCGGTGATGACGTAGGCCGAGCAACGATCCCAGGCCGGCGAGGCTTCAGTTTTCCGCAATCTGTCGTAAACATTCATTGCACCTCTTCGATTCATCTTGGCTGGCTCCTTTCAATCTCTATCTCGACCGCTGGGTTACGGTGTGCGGCGAGAACCGACTTCACGTACAACTCGTGGGTCTGCATTTCGTGGCGCGCGCCTAGCATATAGGATTGCGCGACGATCGTCAGCAGAGTCAAGACGAGAATCGCACAACCAAGGACGATCTGAAATACTTCCAACCACCGGCATCTACTGTCATTCATTGCTTTCATCTGCGATCCTTTCGCTACACATTTAACTACACACCTAATATAACAGATAACTACTCAGGTGTCAAGTCTTATTTTTTACCGTCGGTGGCTTTGACGTGGGTATTTTCTATCGCGGGGATTCACGCGATTCTCTTAACCGTTATTCCCTTATGGTCGGGCTGCGCGTCAAATCTCATGCCGGTGTGTTTCTGAATTCGCTTCACTGCAGCAATTACGGGATGCGTGACGCCGATACTGTTCGGCGGCCAGGGAAACTCAAGAACCGCTCCGATCTCCATTTCTGCGAGCCCGGACCAGCGCAAACTCTTCCTCTCAGTATCCCAGTATGGACTCTTACATCTTGGGCAAATCACGGGGTGATCCAAATACGATTCCCATCTCCGAGTGCACCTCTTACAGTTGTGAATGTATTTTATTACCTTGTGTTGGCAGAAATCACACTCATGTTCTTTTGCTTCAATGTTTTCTGTTGCCATATGGCCTCCTTTATATTAAAACTATGTCGGTATGCTTATGTATTATATAAAATTTGTATCAAATTTCCAAAAATGTAACGCATCTCAATGATGTAACGGATAAAATTGCGTTTCGTAAACTTTCCAATTACCAAACAATTATATGTTCATGGTGTATATACAGTATATTCATGTATATTAATAACTCTTTGAAACGTCTTTTAGAGTAGTCATCTGTTACAGATAGTAAAATCAATACAAATTTTGTAACACTATGGTTGTAACACAAGTCGATCCGTTTCATGGGTCTAAAGACCTATATTGTTGACTAAATTAGTCATGTTCGTTACAAAAATTAACATTGACCTTATAAAATCACCGCGCTATAATGCTGGCATGGTGAAAAGATTATGGAAGCTCGTAACGATGAGTATGGAGCAGCAAAGAACGGTTGAGTATTTGTGGTTAAGCAACGGTATTTGCACTTGCGGGCAGCCAATAGATCGGAATGATGATAAACTGTGTCTGGCGCAAGTTAACTCATCCTGGGCAAGCCTGGACGCCGCCAAGAACACTCTAGCGATTGGTCTGTACTGCAAGTGGTGCGCGGATAAAATAAACGTGTTGCTTAAGAGCTTGCGCGCGTTGCCGGAGCCTGATAAACTAAAGAAACAAAGGTTTACAGGCTCATAGTTTCAGGCCCATAGGTGACACGCTCAGAGCTGAATGAAGTCAAACGCTGACCTAAATATTGATGCCGTGATGCGCGAGAACGCTAGGCGGCGCGCTGTTTCTTTAGAGCGCCAGAACCAGGAACGCGCGTTTGCCGCGGCATACATCCGTACTAATAACCTCACACAAGCCGCCCACGAAGTCGGAATCTCACCGAAAAAAGCCCGCGAGTTAATCCATGAACCCGAAGTCCGCGACCTCGTAGAAGAAGGCCTGAGCAAAGCTGCTATCGCCGCCGGTGTGTCCTCGCAGTGGGTGCTTGAAAAACTCAAAGAGATCGTAGACAGATGTATGGTGGCTGTGCCGGTGACGGATAAAGAAGGCAACGAAACCGGGGAATGGAAATTTGACTCATCCCAAGCCAATCGCGCCTTGGAGCTCATTGGGAAGCACTTGCAGCTATTCAGGGACAAGGACGAATCAGCGGCGGCCCAGCTTGGAAACGCTGTAATCCGTGTACTGGCACAAGAGGCACAGGCCGGTAGGCATCAGGCCAAGCCCATAGACACCAGCGCAGAGCCAGCAGAAAAGGGTCCCATTGCGGGCGCTGAAGAAGTTCAGGCTCCGGGGTCGGTCGACCGGGCTGGTGAGAGTGAGATAATAGTACCTCCATCCCCTCCCCCAGACATGCCCACGCCATGACCCCCCCCTCGTCGATTTTTTTTGCACGTGGCGATTTTGGAGTTTTTCTGTGAATCCCGCGGCGCAACGCCTGAGGGCCTGGACGGACGATCCCGTAAAGATGGTCATGGAGGAGTTCAAGGTTGAGCGCCTGGACCCCTGGCAGATCGATTTTCTGCGCGCGTTTCCGCACAGGCAGAGGCTAGCGGCGATAGCGTGTAAGGGACCGGGAAAGACAGCGGTGACGGCGTGGTGTTGCTGGAACTTTTTGGGCACGCGGCCCGATGCGAAGATCCTCGCGACGGGGATAACCGAGGACAATCTAAACGACAACTTGTGGCCGGAGATGGCGAAGTGGCAAGCCCGGAGCGAGTATTTCCAGCGGGCCTTTGAGTGGAAGAAAACGAGGATCACGTGCAGGGCCGCGCCGGAGAACTGGTTTATGTCGCTCAGGACCTGGGCGCGCACCGCGGATAAGCAGAGACAGGCCGATGCCCTGGCCGGGGGTCACGCGGATTACATCATGTACGTCTTGGAAGAGGCCGGCGGGATACCGGATTCCGTGGCGGCGACTGCCGAGGCGGGGCTGGCGACGGGCATAGAGTCGAAACTGCTGTGCGTGGGAAACCCCACGATGCTCGAGGGTCCGCTGTGGAGGGCATCGCGGGCCGATCCGAAGCTCTGGTATGTCGTGCACATCACCGGAGATCCCAGGGATCCGAAGCGCTCGACACGGGTCTCGGCGCAGTGGTGTCAGGAACAAATCGACGAATACGGCGCCGAGAATCCCTGGGTCCTGGTGAACGTGTTCGGCCGGTTCCCGCCGAGCTCCCTGAACGTCTTGCTGGGGCACGATGAAGTCGAAGCCGCGATGCAGAGGATCGTAAAACCTGAATCGTACCTGCGCGCGCAGAAACGATTGGGCGGGGACATGGCTCGTTTTGGGGATGACCGTATCGTGTTGTTCCCGCGGCAAGGGTTGCGGGCGTTTGAACCGATCATCCTGAGAAACGCGAATGGCCCGGAAGTCGCGGCACGAATCGGGCTTGCCAAGCAGAACTGGAACTGGGAAGTCTGTCTCCTCGATGACACCGGGGGCTGGGCGGCGTCGGTGCACGACTCGATGATCCAGGCCGGCATGACGCCGATCCCCGTGAACTTCGCGGGCAAAGCCGATGACCCCCGGTACCTGAATAAACGCGCGGAGATGCACTTCCGGATGGCGCAGTGGGTGAAACGCGGGGGCTGCTTGCCGCGCTCCACGACACTGAAAAAAGAACTCACGGCGCCGACCTACACATACGTGAACGGCAAGTTCCAGATCGAAGAAAAGAAACAGATCAAGGCTCGCCTGGGATTTTCGCCGGATGAAGCCGATGGCCTGTGCCTGACGTTTGCCCTGCCGGAACTCCGCGGCGCCGCCCAGGAATATCTCAGCGAAGAAAACCGCCGAGACCTCGCGGGCGGCAAGGCGCTCAGTGATTACGACCCGTTGCAAGAAATTGAAAAAAGCAGTATATATACGGGTGTGCGGGAACGCGATTTGGATGAGGACCGCGACTTGCCGGTTCTTGAGGTGATCTGATGCCTGTGCCTAACTTGGAGGCGATATCGGTGTGGTGCGTGTTGATCCACAGACCGCGCGAGAATCAGACGCGGGTGTATTCGAATTTCGACTTGTTTGATGTGTTCTGCTCGTATTGGAGTCTGAACTGATGCGATTCGCGCTCGAGCCCTACTCCGAAGAACTGGTCAGAGAAATGCGGCCGCTCTGGGAAGAACACCACGATGAAATCCCTCAACTCGACATGCCGCTGGACCCAGACCTTGAAACCTACGACCTCATGCAGAAAAGCGGAACCCTGAGGATCTTCACGGCTAGGCTTGGTGGTGCGGCCGACGCATGGGACAGTATGCTCGTCGGGTATCAGATATTTTTCGTCATGAATCACCCGCACCGCCGGTATTCCCTAGAAGCCACGCAGGACATCCTGTACCTGGAACCAGAAGTCCGGAAAGGAATCGTGGGCGTCAAGTTTATCCGCTGGTGCGATGAACAGCTAAAGGCCGAAGGAGTGAAGACTATTTTTCACCAGATCTCGGCGAAGAATGATTTCGGAAAGATTTTTACCCGCATGGGATACGAGCTCATGGATTTGACCTATGCCAGACGAGTCGCCTAGGAGGACACAATGCCAGCCGCCCCAGCCATCGCGCTTGCCATAACCGCCGGAGCCAGTGTCGCTAGTCTTGTCCAGCAGAACCAGAATATGCAGCACGCCAAAGGCGCGGCACAGGCCCAGGAAAAGCAGATGCAGGACCAGATCAAAAAAGTAAACGCCACGGAAGAAGAAAATAAAAAGAAACAATCCCAGACCGCGCAAGCCGGCGCTGCTCAGAAAATGGCGGCGCTCCTGGCAAGTATGACCCAGGCGGGCGGCGCGGGAGGCACCAATACCGGGGCCTCCACGATAGCTCCGGCGCCAACGGCGCAGAAAACGCTGATCGGTAGCTGATGCCGGCTAAATTCGAGCGAGTCGTCGGAAACTCCGAAGGCCAGCGCATCAAAGATCAGTACAATCCCGATCAGGGCGTCTTGTCGCGTACGCAGTTTGAACGGCTCCGCGGGCAACTCCTGGTTGAACGATCAACGTTTATCACACACTGGGAACAGCTTTCCCGATTTATCTTGCCGCGCCGATCGCGGTTTTTCACGACCGATCGTGACCGCGGAAACCGCAGGAACCAATCCATCATCGACTCCACGGCGGGACTGGCTTTTCGGACCCTGAGATCCGGAATGATGGCCGGTTTCACAAGCCCGTCCCGGCCTTGGTTTCGACTCGCGACTTACGACCCCGACTTGGACAAGTGGGAACCCGTCAAGGAATGGCTATATATCTGCACCGACATCATGACGAACATGTTTATGCGCTCCAATCTCTATACGACGCTGCCGACGTTTTACGGAGACATGGGCGTGTTCGCCAGCGGAACATTTTTAATCGAAGAAGATTTCGATTCCGTGATGCGGTGCTACGGCCCGTTCCCAGTGGGATCGTATTACCTCATGGCCGACGATAAGTGGAAGATCAACGGGTTCATGCGCGACTTCCAGTTAACGGTTAGACAGGTCGTAGAACAATTCGCCATGGATCCCGGTTCGGGAACAATCCACTGGGATCGCGTCTCGGGATTCGTGAAAAGTATGTGGATGGGCGGGACCACGGAAGCCTGGATGGAACTCAGCCATTGCATTATCCCCAATCCCGACTGGGATCCCCAGTCGCCGCTCTCGTACAAGAAAAAATATCTCTCCGTGTATTGGGAACGCGGTTCGCAGACCGGACAGTATTCCACGGAACTCATTGATACTCACCGGCTCTTGTCCCAGAAGGGATACGACAAATTCAGGATTATCTGCGGGCGCTGGGAAGTCACCGGCGAGGATATCTACGGAACCTATTGCCCGGGCATGGAAGCTCTCGGTGATATTATGGGGCTACAAACCATGGAGAGGCGGGGAATGCAAGCCCTTGAAAAATCAATCAATCCCCCGATGGTCGCGCCGTCGAGTCTCCGGAATCAAAAAGCAACGGTGCTCCCGGGAGACATCACGTATCAGGATCTCCGAGAAGGACAAGTCGGATTTCAGCCCGCGTATCAAATCAATCCCAATTTCCAGCAGTTAGAAAACAAGCAAGCGCAGATCCGGCAGCGCATAAAAGAGGCTGCGTATTACGATTTGTTCCGCGCGATTTCAGATATCGAAAAATCGAATGTCACGGCGGAAGAGATCCGCGCGCTTAAGGAAGAAAAACTTCAAGACCTTGGACCCATGGCCGATCGCCTGAACGTCGAAGTCTTGGATCCCATCGTTGAGCACGGTTTCGATTTGCTGCAAAAGCAAGGCCTTATCCCGCCCCCTCCGCGGGAACTGCGCGGACGACCAATCCGCGCAGAATATATGTCGATTATGGCGGCTGCAACCAAGGCACAATCTGTTGCCGGCATCGAACGGTTCTGGGAAGATGCGATGAAAATAAGAGAGGTCGAGCCCAATGACCCCGGCGTTCTGGACAAGATCAATATCGATCAGATCATCGAGCACCTTGGAACGGATCTTTCGATACCGCCGGGATGTGTGCGCGATGATGAGGACGTAGAAAAGATTCGCCAGGGCCGGCAACAACAGCAGGAAGCCGCACAGCGCGCGCAACAGGTGGCCGCGGCCGCCGCCACAGCGAAAGATCTGTCTGGCGCCAAGACAGGAGAACAAAACGCTCTCACGGATTTGATGGATCAGGGCAATGCGGGAAGCCTTCTCCCTTGAAAAAAAATGAAAAGGAATGTACCCTAAACCATGCCTTACGCATCTCAGGCGCAACGAAGGTATTTTAATTACAAGGCAAAACGCTCTAAGAAATTCGCGAAAATGGCGAAGGAATTTAATAAAGCATCTAAGGGTAAGAAATTACCGGAGCGCAAATGAGTTTTGATGAAGTCAAGTGCCAGGAAATTTCCCAGTCGATTCCAGCCATTTTCGATCATGCCGATGCGTCTCTGGCGGAAATATGTGCCGCCTCCAGCGTTGCTCTCCGTGTGGCTCTAGATTCGGAATCCGATAAAATGCTCCGGGCTTACCTTCTTATGAACCTGATAAAACACTTAACGATCGATCACGAAAAAAACTTTGGTGGAAAGCCCGGTCTTGAGCTAATCGTTCCCAATGGCGATTGATCCATCTAGAGAAGGCATGACAGAAAAAGATACGCCGACTGTTACGGTTAAGTGTGGATGTTGCAAGGATCCGTTTGGTGTTGCGCTTGGCGGGTCTGCGTATTGCTCATTGTGTTTGCGCGGCCGTGAGCCGCATATCCTAGCGAGGCAACTTTTAAATGGTGGATGACGGATTTCGAGAGGGACCGCTTGCCGACAAAGAAAGAGTCCGCAAAAAAGGATTACAGGAACGGCTCGATAGACGAACCGAACTCAACGACATGGCTTACATTCTCAGTACGCGCTCCGGCCGGCGATTTATTTGGCGATTGCTTTCTGAGACTGGAATTTTCAAGTCCTCCTTCACCGGAAACAACACGACGTTTTTTAATGAAGGTCGAAGGGATATCGGTTTAAGATTTTTGGTTGATACGCAGGAATTTCCAGATCTTTATTTGCTCATGGTCAAGGAATCAAAACAGGCCGATGAAAAAGCCGATAAAGAAACTGGTCCGCGCATGATGGAGACACCGAGTGCGCGCGTATCAGTGGTTGGTGCTGAAGAATAGTTCTTTAGAACTTTAACTGACGTAAGCGAAACGAATCCCGTGCAGGGGCTCGGAGGCTGCACCCTCCGTTAAATTTTTGCATGGGATTCGTTTTTTTTATGTCAAACCAAGGAGAATCACTATGACACAGGCTGCTTCGGGCTCGACGGCCACAGCAGAACCACCAGTTACACCTCCGGTTACGCCGCCAGCGGCAACGCCGCCCGCGACACCTCCGGCTGCACCACCTGAGACGCCGCCAGCAGCACCGGCTACGCCTCCTGCTACTCCGCCAGCAACACCACCGGTCACACCGCCCGCCACGCCACCAGCGACCCCACCAGCGGGAGCTACAGGGACGTTTGAGCTTACGGCGCCGGAAGGAAATCTGCTGACGAAGGAGTACGTTGCCCAATTCCAGAAAGACGCTATTGCAGCGGGACTTTCCAAGGAAGAAGCGCAAGAACTCCTTGATACGCAAGTGAAGGCTGTGAAAGACTTTGAGGACCGGAACAAAGCGTCTGTAGAGCAAGCCAAACAGGATTGGGCCAATCAAGCAAGAGCCGCCACTGATATTGGTGGCGATAATTTCAACAAAACCGCAGAACTATCGCGCCGCGTTGTCGAGAAATTCGATACGAATGGCGAGATGGCGAAGTTAATGACAGAAACGGGTTTTGGAAATTATCACGCGGTCTTGCGTTTTTTGTCCAAGATTGGATCGGCTTTCTCTGAAGATCAATTAAAGGCCGGCAACCCCTCCTCCGGAGGGACAAAAAAATCTAAGGAAGAAATTCTCTTTGGCGGGACAACCCCGGCCTAGAGCTTCCTAACAAGGAGAAAAAAATATGGTTGCAGCTCAAAGCAATACCGTATTGACGCTACTGGACATTGCTAAACGCACTGATCCGGATGGCGCCGTACCCGTTATTGCGGAACTTCTCTCTCAGCGCAACGAGATCCTCGCTGACATGGCTTGGAAAGAAGGGAATCTGCCGACGGGTCATCGCAACACGGTTCGTACTGGTTTGCCGCAAGCTTTCTGGAAACTTCCGAACGTGGGAACGAATAGCTCCAAATCCACGACCAGCCAGATCGACGAAGCGACTGGCATTCTCGAAGCATGGTCCGTCATTGACTATGACATCGCGGAATTGAACGGAAATGTCCAGAAGTACCGTTTGACGGAAGCCGAAGCGTTCATTGAGTCCATGGAGCAGCAATTCGCCGGGGCTTTGTTCTATGGCGATAGCACCGTTAATCCAGAGAGGATCACTGGTTTTGCACCGCGCTTCGGAGCGATCTCCGGCGCTGTCAATGCCCAGAACATCCTCAATGCGGGCGGCGGCGGCTCGACCAACACCAGCGTTTGGCTGGTATGCTGGGGCGATAATACCGTCTATGGAATCTATCCTCGCGGGACGCGCGCCGGCCTTTTCCACAAGGACTTTGGGGAAAGAATCATTCAGACCTCAGTGACATTGGGATCTGGCTACCTCCATGCCTATGTCGACAAATGGCAATGGAAGTGTGGTCTTGCCTTGAAGGACTGGCGATTCGTGGTGCGCTGCGCCAACATCAGCGTTCCGGATCTTGTCAGTGGTGGTGGGACGCAGGGCGCGCAACAGCTCATCAAACTGATGAGCAGGATGCTCGATCGTGCGCCGTCGTTCATGGGAGTGAAGCCGGTTTTCTACATGAACCGGACGGCTTATTCCATGCTCAGAATTCAGGGCTTGGATAAATCCCAAAATGCCATCAGTGTGACAGAGGCGCTTGACCAGTTTGGGAATGTCACAAGGGGTATGTTGCAGTATCAGGGCGTCCCTATCCGGCGATGCGATCAGATTCTGAACACCGAATCGGCGATCAGCTAAAGGAGAAAAAACTATGTATCGTGACGCATTATTGTGTTTTAGTGGTGTGCCGACCGCGGCTTCTCCAAAGCCGACGACGATCATCCCGGCCAGCGCGACGACAGTTATCATGCCTCAATCGATCGACTTGTCGCCGCTCGGACTTCCAACTGGTTCTGGTGGTGGTTCCTCGGCTCTGCCAAATGCCGGACGTGACCTTGGCATCGGTGGAGAAATGTGGATCCAGGTCTTATTGGCTACGGTCGCAGTTTCGGCCGGCGGCGGGACTTGGAAAGTAGACTTAATCACCGACACCGATCAGGCCCTGGCAACTGCCATGGTTGTTCTGATGTCGTCGCCTGTTCTGAGCAATGCTACGATGGTTGCAGCGTTGGCTTCAGGACCGACATCGGTTCTGTGGAGAACCCAGCTACCGGCGGGGAATTCCAGCCCTGGCGGGGCCGGCGGAACGGCATACAAAGCGTTCATCGGCTTGCAACAAGTGGTTGGAACGGCGGGCTTTACGGCGGGAACAGTGTTCGCCGAAATGCTGACGAACATCCAAGCTGCGGACCTCTTCGGTTCCGGCTACGCCATTGCCTAAAAATTAGCCTTCCCGGGCTTCTGCGCTGGTTTTGGGGGTTCCAGACAAAAACCCCCAGGCGGTCGACGCCGCCCAATTAAAGGAGGATCCAATGCGTGTTCGAGCAACAAAAGACGGTACTTACGGCGGTTATTTGAGAGAAGGTCCAATCGAGGCTGTTCCTGGCGTTACAATCGGCCAAATGGGAGAAGTTTTTGATATTGATGACAGGCCGTATCCTGCCATTGATCCAGAGACTCTGAAGCCAATTATGGAACAAGTTTTGGATTCCAGGGGAAATCCCATCATCGACAAGGTAATGGTTCAAGCCGTAGATGAACGAGGGAATCCCATTCATGGAAACGATAAGAAGCCAGTTATGGCGCCGATCGAGCGTCCGCGGCTACGCCCGAAAATGTGGAGCTGGTTCAGTCCGGAATGGATGGAAAAAGTTTCAGATGATACGCCGCTTACCTACGATGATAGGGATAAACCGCGCGGCGTTCATCCTGCCATGAAAGACCGGAGCAAGAAGCCTTTGGCTTCAGTGGCAGCTCCGGTTTCAGCACCATTGGATTTGCAAGAAGAAGTTGGCAAGCCAATCGAGGAACAAGTCAAAATCTAGGAGGCTTTATGAAAGTTCGGGCAACTGCTCAAGGATTTTATCAAGGCCAACACATCGATATCGGCACCATCTTTGATGTCGATCCAAAATATTACGCCGGTCGCGACGATCAGGATCCAAAGAAAGCTGCGTTTGGATGGATGGAAAAACTCGAAGAGACTCCACAGAATCCCGCGCCAGCACCAGAAGTCAGTCAGCCGGCGCCAGATGCTACTCCCGCACCAGAGCAGCCATCCGCTCCCGAGGCTCCGGCTGCACCAGAAGCACCGGCCCCAGAAAGTGAACCAGCGCAATGAAGCACATGATGATGACGGATGAGGAAAACAAGGAATCCGAGCCCGCTCTAGCCGTAAACAAACCAAAGTATCCATACGGTCTTGAGATTCGTCTCGATGATTCTGCTTTGAAAAAGCTTGGGATAAAAGAGCTTCCTCCCGTCGGAACCAAAATGCGCCTTGATGCCAAAGTCCATGTGTCTGGAGCTATGAGCAATGAAGGCGACCATGGCAAATTTCGAAGCGTGAATTTACAGATCACGCATATGGATCTTGGAAAAGGCGGAGAACACGAATCCACCGATAAAGATGAAAAAAGCAAGAGAATTTATGGCGAGAAGGAGAAGTAGCAATGCCGCAAACACTGACGGATATCGCCACTCTTGCGGTTCTTCATTGTGGCGTTTCTAAGCCGATCAATAATGTCATCACCGAGAAAAGCCTTGAGGCCCAGGCTTGCCGTAATGTAGCGGATCTGGCTCGACAGACGACCCTGCGCGCGCACCCATGGCTTTTTGCTAAACGGTTCGCTACACCCGCTTTAGTGGCTGGTCCGAGCCCGATGGCGACGATTGAATGGATCTACGCCTACGCAGCGCCGGCCGACATGCTGCATATGTTTCGTTTTATCAGTACACGCCTAAACAACGACACGCGGCAAACCCGGATACCCTACACCATTGCCAACGATGCTACGAATGGAATTTTGATTTACACGAATTGGCCGGGTTTTAATACCGCGCTGCCGGTGACGATCGAATACGTTTTTGACAACCAAAATATTTCGCAATGGACAATCGATTTTGGAAAGGCCATGTCATACTATATGGCTTATCTCATAGCTCCTGTTCTGACAAGCGGGGATCCCTACCAGATGCAACAAAAGCTTTTGGCTCTTTTCGACAAAGCTGTTATAGACGCGAGAAACAACAATGTAAATGAAGAGCAGCGACCGGAAGAGCCTCAGTCGGAATTTGTTCGTGCGCGCGATGGATTTGGCATGGAAGAAACTCAGGGTCAAACCTGGCAAGCCGATCCCTCAGGATTTGCTATTGACTAAATGCCCGCCCAGAATATCATCGAACGAAGCTTCTCCGGCGGAGAAATTTCGCCCCCTCTCTACGCAAGAACAGACCTCGTAAAATACGCCACTGGCGCTCGGACGCTCCGCAATATGATCTGTATGCGTCATGGTGGCGCTACGCGCCGTCCAGGGTCCATGTACGTTGGGACCACGCTCAATGGCGGAAATTCAGTTCGACTCATTCCTTTTATTTTCGATGAAACCTCCAACGGTCAAAGCTATGTTCTTGAGTTTGGAAATCAGTACGTCACGTTCTGGCAAAACGGCGCCAACATTATTCAGTCAAGTGTTCAAATTTCTGGAATAACTCAGGCCAATCCAGCAGTTGTTACAACCGTTGTGCCCCATGCTTTTGCGAATGGCGATTTTATTTTGATAACCGGCGTTGTTGGGATGCTGGAAATCAACAACAGATATTTTATCGTCAACAACGTTACGCCCACCACATTTGAACTTAAGGATTTATCTGGGAATAACTTCGATTCAACGACGTTTACGGCATATGTCAGTGGCGGCCTAGCGAATAAAATACTTCGAGTTTCCACTCCATATTTACAGGCCGATCTTTCCACTCTCGATTTTGCTCAGAGCGCCGATGTCCTGACAATCACACATCAGAATTATGCGCCGCGCGATCTCGTCAGGAATGGCCCACTTTTTTGGAATCTTAATTTAGTCACTTTTGATGGTACTGGAGGAGAAGGATTTCCAATCGTCACTGCCGGAGGAACACTGACTGCTCCTCCACAACCAGGAACTTTTTATCGCGTCACTGCAATCATGGCAAATGGCGATGAAGGAGTCGTCGACCCCACTCATTCTAGCGGGGGAAATATCGTAGCCTCCACTGCAAATCCCATTGTTCTTACTTGGGGGCCTGTTGCAAATGCTGTTTCCTACCGAGTCTATAAATATGATTTGAGCGCCAATTTTGTGCCCAGCACGGTTGTTTTTGGTTTTATCGGAAACACCACAGATACGACTTTCAGTGATAGCGGAATATCGCCGAATTATGAGGATTCGCCACCTATTTCCGGCGCATTGAAATCCCTGGTTGCATCAGGTCAATATCCCGCGAATGTCGGCTATGTTCAGCAGAGAAGGATTTTTTCAAATGTTCCGAATAATCCAGTTGGCGCATGGGCTTCTGCCACTGGATCAAATACGAATTTTACGGTAAAGACTCCGATCACAGATGAGCAATCATTCGATTTTAATGTTGCCGGTGATGAAGTAAATTCTATCGAGCACATCCTTGAATTAAAATCGATGCTCGTAATGACCGCCGGCGCAGAACTTTTCGTTCAGGGAAATGGTTCTGGAGTTGTTACTCCTACGTCAATAAATGCTTCCGTTCAATCGCAATATGGTTCGAGTAAACTCCGTCCGATAAAAGCTGGAGATGTCGTTCTCTTCAATCAAGCGCTTGGAAGTTTTATTCGCGACCTTTCCTTCGATTTTGTGATCGATGGATACCGCGGGAATGACTTAACCGTTTTTTCGTCGCATCTTTTTGAAGGCCATGAAATTGCCGATTGGTCTTATCAAAAAACTCCTGATTCTATCCTCTGGGCAGTACGCGATGATGGTATTTTGCTTTCTTTGACCTATGTTAGAGAGCAACAAATTGTGGCATGGACGCGGCATGATTTTGATAACGGTTCAGGCGGTAACTTTCTTTCACCTCCTTCGATTGTGGAAAATGTTGTCGCCATTCCAGAGAACGGTGATTATGCCGTCTATCTTTGCATCAAGAGAACGATCAATGGCTCCGATGTTCGTTACATCGAAAGGCTTTCCAGTCGAATTTGGAGCGATGTTATCGATGCGAGATATCTGGATTGTCATGCTTCCTATGACGGGAGAAACGTTAGCAGCATGACAATGAGCCCTACTACGGATTCGTCGCAATTATTTGTTGAAGAAGAAATCAGCGACGGAATAGCTTTTACGGAACCATCTGCGGCGAACACGCAATTACTTGGCATTGTTCCCCCGGGCGTTTACACCGTATCGGCTTTAGCGACCGCCGTTGGAGTAGCGATGACCGCGGCCGGCACTCAGGTCTATACCGGCTCGGTAACGGGCGGCGGTTTAATCGAAATCACTTGCTCCGGTGGCGGTTCATTCACTCTGGATTTCAGTTCTTTATCCGCATATTTTTCAAGGTCTATCGCTTCTCTTATCGGGTATAACCCCACCGTTCACAGCGCCACAGGATTCATCGATGGCGATTTTCAACCAACGAGCCTCTTTGCTACTGGTGCCGCAGCATATCAACAGTCTTTGGTTCTGACATCGAGTGGAGCGTTTTTTGATGCAAGCATGGTCGGCAACCAGATTTTTATCCAAGACGGTCTATGGAACCTGAGTCATGGGCAGTTGGGCAATCAGGTTCGCTTCACTATAACTGGATTTACAAATTCAACTACCGTAACCGTTCTACCAGATAAACCTGTTCCGGCAAGTCTGCAAACCCCGCTTACGTCTTGGGCGCGCGCCGTTTCCACCATCTCTGGTCTTTCCTATCTTCAGGGGTTACAGGTCAGCGTGTGGGCCGATCGTTTCGTTGTGGCGAGTCCCCTGAATCGATCCATGGCTGTGATGACTGTCCCGAGCTCTGGGATTCTTACTCTTGACAAACAATATTCGGTAATTTTTGTTGGGCTTCCCATTGTTTCTGATCTTGAAACGCTGGCTATCGATACGGCTTTTGGTGAATCCATCGCTGATCAACCAAAGGCTATTTCGCGCGTTGTGGTATCACTCTATAACTCTCGGGGATTCTTTGGTGGGACAGAAAATCCAGATACGAATATCGACAATCCCATCAGTGCTAATACCGGATTAAACGATCCTCTTTTTGGTCTGATAGAAAATAAGGCTCAAGATGATCGTCGATATTATGATCCAGCGCCGAATCTTTTGAGCGATTCTCAGTTTACGAATGTCGAATGTAACTGGAGCAAAGAGGGTCGAATTTTTATTCGGGATGTCGATCCGATACCACTTTCCATCCTGGCTGTTATTCCGGCTGGACTGACAGCCGCTAAAGTTCCTTACTCGCAAAGGGTCTAATGGGCGATACTGGCGCGATGACAGCAGCGCAAAGCAAGTCGCTATTGAATTTTTCAATGGCGACAAGCGCGATTGCTCCCATTGTTTCGACAATCCAAGAAGTTAGTGCGATCAAGGCTCAGAGTAGTTATGCCCAGACCATCGCCAGAACTAATGCAGCTCTTGGAAAACTGAAAGCAGCTCAAGCAATTCAGGCCGGCGATGTGGCTGCGGCGCGCCGTGAAATGGTTACCAAAGGGCAAGCCGGGGCTTTTAAGGCGACGGCCGGCGGTTCTGGAATTGATGTTAATCGAGGCTCTACGGCCGCGATTGTGTCCGAGATAAAAACTGCCGGAGCAATAGACGCATTGACGATAAAAAATAACGCAGCGCGCGCAGCCTGGGGTCACGAAACACAGGCGATGGAAGATACTTTTCAGGGCCAAATGGTACGACTGACATCGAGAGTGAAGGCCCAGCAATCTATCGCTACAGGCGGATTGCAAGCCGTGTCAGGTCCGCTTTCTATTTATGGAAACTATCTCAAGTGGAGTAGGTATATGGGTGGCGGTTCTGGCGGGCCTGGAATTGCGATGCCGTGGTCTAGCGGCTCTTCTCCGTCTAGAAGTTCAAGTCAAGACGATTTTTTAACGGGTTAGCATGGCGATCATAATTCCCCAGGAAGCCGATCAACCTATTCAAACGCCAAGACTTCAAGTGTCTGCCGATGAGACGACATTTGGAGGCGGTCCCGGCGCTGCTGCTCAAGCGGATCAAGTAAGCAAGATCGCAGCGGCTACGGCCGACATCGCTACTTTTGAGAAACTGCGCGCTGACCAAACCGCTGTTGAGGAAGCCCAGGCCAAGATGTCCGCCGCCCATGAGGACATTCTCTATAACCCGGAAACCGGAGTTTTAGGATCCAAGGGAACAGAGGCCCTTGTATCTCAACAAGAAGGTCGTAAGCGTTTCGAGGACTCTGCCAAAAAAATTTCCCAGTCTCTGCATGGCGCTCAACAAGTGGGGTCATTTCAGAAATGGGTCCAGTCGCAAGCTGTAAATTTCAACAAAGTAACGATGGTTCATGTCGATCAACAACTGACCGAGCATGATAAACAATCGCTTACCGAACTCATTAAAAATCAGAGCTCTTTAGCGGCTCTCGGCCATGGTGATCCCGATATTGTGCGGTCGGCTTTTTCTACCGTTGATGACAATATCGATCATTTCGTGAAGCGTAATCGATTGGATGAAGATTCAGCCCAAGAGTTGCGCGCTGCTACGCATGGGAAAATGCACACGGACGTTGTTGCTCAGATGCTGAAGCAAGGATTTTCAGAGGAAGCAGATGCCTACTTTAAGGCAAATAAATCCGACATCAGCCCCCAATTTCAGGAGAAAATTTCCGATGCGATTCTTGAGGGGAATGTCCGCACTCAATCAACAAGGGCCGCGAATGACATATGGCAAAAAACTGATGGCAATTTGACGGAGGCTTTTAAGGCCGCCGACAAGATAGAAAATCTTAACGTTCAGGAGATGACGCGCGCGCGCCTAAGAGAACTGCAAAGGGATAAAGTAGATGGTCAAGAAGCAATCCAAAATGATTTTTATCAAAGTGCTTTCCGCCAAATTCAAGCGGCCGAGAGGAAGGGAACACCGATCGATATTCAAACGGCCGTTGATCCGGCTACGTGGATTGGCATGGACGCCGCAAACCGGGAAAAAATAAAACGCCTTGTCTTGAATGATACGACAGACGCTCAGAAATACACTACTTTCACCTTAATGACGCCCGAGGAAAAGAAGGCCATTACGCCCGCTGAACTACAACAAGACTGGTTGCCATATATCGCTCCCAAAGATCGTTCGCGGGTAATGAACGATTGGACAAAGGCGCGCGCCAGTAACGTCGATGCGAGTCTTACCCATGACCAAAATAAATTGATTGCAGATTCGGCGAAATCGATTGGCGTTGGCGGACTCAATGCGTCAAAAGATCCGAGAAAACTGAAGGGCGATAATGCACAGGCATTTCACGATTTCAATATAGCGGCGCAAGATGCGATTTTGAACTTTGAAAAAACAAAGCTCGGCGGAACGCGAAAAGCATCTGCCGAGGAAGTCCAGTCCGTTCTGGATGGATTAGTGCTTAAGCGTATCGGTCAGCACAGTTTATTCGGATTCAAATTTGGCGGCAAGGATGTCCCGGTGCTGTCCAACGCTACGCCATTCGATCAAATTCCGCGCCAGGATCGCTTGGACCTCATAGATTACGCACGTAAGGCTGGTGTTCAGGATCCGACCAATGAGCAAGTCGAACAGGCTTATTTCTATGCTCAGAGCGGCGATCTTACCAGGGCGCGAAACGTTTTGAGGCGTAAATAGTGGGCGCTCTTTTAGACCAACTCTCCGATACTTCTGATGAGCAGAAATCTCAAGGCCAACTCGGACAGCTTTTAAACCAAGACGAATCTGAGCCGGCGCGCGCATCGATTCGACTCTCCAAAGACATCAAGCCGGATCAGGCTGCAAAAGTATTGGACCTCTCGGATCAGACCGGGTTTCCCACAGATTTTGTATCTCGGAACGTAGAATCACTTGAGCGCCAACGCACTCAGGAAGTCGTCACGCCAAAATTCACAGACGACCATCCGATCGTGTCATCATGGCTGGGGCGGGATCCGCATCACGCAGCTTTGGCCCTTTCCGACATTCCTATTCTTGGCACGATGGAACGACAGTTTTCCTACCTCTCAAATCAGGCCGAGCGCGGCTTCTATGATCTTCATAATTCGTATCTAAAAATGAAGGAATATTCTGGCATAGCAACGCCAGATGATATCCGAGCTCGCCAACAGATCGAGAAGCGATTGCAGTTTGATTTGAACAAAGAAGCGCCGGGAACCATATCGAAGCTCTTTGGCAAGGCAGTTGAGACTGGACCCCAAATAGTTGGCATTACGGCCTTGTCGGCGCTTGGCGCGCAGATGAGTATTCCGGCCGGTCTTACGGCTGGTGTCAGTTTTGCGGCAATGGCTGCCGGCGACGCCTATACGGACTACCGGGACCGCGGGATACCCGAAGGCGAGGCTAGAAACTGGGCAACGGCGGTTGGCGTTATCAATGGTGTTGCGGCTGGTTATGGCGCCAACGTTATTGAGAAGATCCCTGGCTTGCGACTTTTGACAAAAGAATCGATCGCTTCCAATCCGGCCATGAGAACAGCACTTGCTAAATATATTGTCGGCATTGGCGAGTCCGGCATAACCATGGGAAGTTTTAGTGGTATCCAGAGTCTTGTTCAAAATGGCCTTGGGAATGTCGCGCAGATACCCCCTGACGCATCACCCGCTGCGATTCTAGGCACTATTTTCAGTAAAGAGAACATCCGGAAGGCCGCAGAGGCCGCGGGCGGCGGATTGGTCACAGGATTTATGGTCGGCGGCGGTTTGGGAGCCTGGGGCATATGGAAAGATTTCGGTCGTTCTAATGAAGCTTTGAACACGGAAAAAGCCTGGAATAACGTTGGAACTATTCTTCAAAACGCCAAAATACAAGAAATGGCGCCAGAGCAAGTTCAGAAATTGGTCAAGCAAATGACCAAGGATGGTCAGGTCTATGTCCCGCTCGAGCATTGGCAAACGTATTGGGAAGGCCAAAAGCTTGATCCGCGCAAGGTTTTTGAGAGCTTGACCGGCAATACAGCGTCTTATGACGAGTCAATGCGTACTGGCGCCGATATCCAGGTTCCGATGTCAGATTACGCGAAAATTGCCGCATCGGAAGAACATTCAAAGCAATTTAACGAAGTGATTCGTAATTCTCCTGATGCCATGAATTCCAAAGAGGCAAAGGATTTTTTGGGCCAAAAGACCCCTGAACAAGAAGCTTCTGAAAAAATAGCTGGTGAAATCTCTCCGCAGGAAAATGTTCCACGCGGAACAATCCAAGAAGAAAATACCCAAAAGAACCAAGTTGAACAGCAGTTAGCAGCTACCGAATCGGAACTCGGTCACAAGCCACTTTTTGAAGATCTCAAATCTGTTGGCATGTCTGATGAGCAAGCGGCGCGTTATTCTCAAGCCATTGAAAAGGCCCGCGGCGCCGCCCAGGAGGATTTGACGCGCCGGATGACAGATATCGCTTTGCGAAAAAAGACAGCCGAATATCGGGAAGAACGCCGGCAAGTAGAGCAAGAAGTTACTCAAGAAATTGATGGAAGAAAAGATCAAATCGCATTGACAGCATTGCAAAAAGGAGTTCTTCCTAACGATACCGAATTCCCAATAAAACTGTCGAAAGAAGCTATTAAGCGTGATTTTCCTGAAGTCGACACCTCTAAATTGCCGCGCGGCATATCTGTAGGAAAGCAAAGGGCGACTTCCGATGAGGTCATGTCATATGCGGAAGAATTGAGAAAAAGCGATATAACACGGCATGAATATGATATCCGTAGCTATGGCATTTTCCGCGAAGTCATTGGCAAGGGAATTTCTCTCCGGGGAAGCGAAGATTTAGCCAACGAATACAAAACGTTTGAGGCTTGGAAAAAGAATAAGTCTGGCCGGCCGCTCGATGAGGTGATTGATGAATTACGCGATCGCGGCGTTATTGGAGAAAACCAGGATCCAATCCAGGCGATTCGTGACATAAAAGCTCCTAAAAAGCCCGGAGCTGTTTCAAATTACCTTGAGCGCGCGCGTTATGATCTTGAGAAGGAGCGCGCTGATATGGAGGGCGCGCATCCGGATCAGGTAGCGCCATTGCTCGGTTATCAATCAGGGTCACATCTTTTACATGACTTAACAACTATGCCGAAGCGCGAGGAGTTGATCGCTAGCGAAATCGACAGGCGCATGGTTGAGCGCCGGCCGGACATAACTTCGGCTACAAATTTACCGGAAGAAACAATAAAAGCTCTTCACAATGAACACCGCGCAAAACTATTGCGCGCCGAGCTGGAACATCTGGCTTCCCAAGATTTTGCTGTTACAAAAGGGCTTATTCGCGCGATTGCCCGCAGAGTGCCTTCAAATGAAGAGGTTCGCATGGAGGCCGATAGTTTAATTGGCAACCGGACCTACAATGCTCTAAATCAAAATCTTTACTTGACGGCTGAGCGTATGGCTCGCAATGAGGCGGCAAACTTTTTCACCCAGGGAAATTTTGAGAAAGCTTTTGAGGCCAAGCAGAGAGAGCTTTTGAATTTTGAGATGTTTCGCGCTGCACAAAAGGCTAAAGAGACAATCGATAAAGGCTTGGATTTCCAACGCGCTTTCGATAAAAAATCTGTTCGTGATCGCTTGGCCCAGGCTTCTCGTGGTGGCGGAGAATGGCTGGATCAAATCGATGCGTTTCGAGAGCGTTTCGACTTCCGAAAATCTGTGAGTATGGAAGAGGCTATGAACCGAAAGAGCCTCCTCGAATTTATCGAACAACAAAAGCGAACTGGCAATCCGCTGGATCTACCGCAAGACATCTCTAACCCTGATTATCGACCATCGTGGAAAAGCATGACTGTCGACCAGCTTTACGATGTTTTTGGGACTCTTAAGCAGATGAAAACCATGGCCTATAACGAGGGCCGGATGCTGGCCGATGAACGTCAGCGGTCATTTAATGAAGTGAAAGAAACGGTTTTTCAGGGATTAGAGAAGCATTTCGGTCCTCCGAAACCGCCAAAATGGGATTTCCACCCTGATTTTAAGGACTGGGGTGCAGATAAGATTTCCTGGTTCAATTCCTGGCGAACGCGGCCGGAGTTCTTTTTTCGCTGGATGGATGGCGGAGAGTATCACGGTCCCGTCTGGGAAACATTTATGAAGCCGATGAACGATGCGGAGAATTTCAAAACACAGCATCAGCGCGTCGCTGTTGAGAAACTCAACGAAATATTTAACGACTACTCCGTTCCTGAACGCGCGAAATTTTATTCGAAATTAGACTTCGTTCCTGAAATTCAAAAATCCATGAACAAGATGGAAATGATGATGACCGTCTTGCATTGGGGCAATGACGGTAATCGTTCAGAATTGATGCGCGGTTATGGGTGGAATGAAGCCCAGGTCCGCGCAATCTGGAATCATCTCGACGCCAAGGATTTTAAGGCCATAAATAAAATTTGGGAATTGATTGAATCGTTCTGGCCACAAATCAAGCAACAGGAAATTGACCTCAAGGGCGTTGTGCCTGAGAAGGTCGATGCTTCTCCATTCAAAGTAACTGCTAGGGATGGCAAAGAAATCGCTATGGCCGGCGGGTATTTCCCATTGATCTATGACAGAAAAATTGGATGGAAGGCGGGTAATTTTAACGAATCAGAGGACGTGAACGCTCTGTTCGGAACAAATGCTGGCAGAGCAATGACCAAGCATGGATGGACCAAAGAGCGTGTTGGCGGCGGAGGATTGCCGCCCTCTTTGCAGATGACGACTCTGATGAACCACGTCTCCGATGTGATCCATGATCTCTCTTATAGAAAGCCCATTATCGATTTGTACAAGATGATTAACGATCCGGATGTCCGCGATCGTATAAGTTCCGCGGCTGGCAAAAATATGTATGAACAGCTCAATCCATGGTTGAAACGTACAGCCGGCGATCGACCGTGGGCACCCATGGGTCCGCTTGAGGCTCTTTCAAAATTGCAACAAGGGATGACTATGGCGGAACTCGGCTTCAATTTTGCTGCCGCTTTAAACGACATCCCATCTTATATAACCGCTTCACGCTCTCTTGGTCCGAAATATGCTTTAAGCGGATTGCGCGACTCTGCAAATATTTTTAAAGCCTGGGAATTCGTCAAAGAGAATTCTGAATTTATGAGAGCGCGTCCGGATAATTTTGATCGCGACTGGAGGGCGACTGGCAGAAATCTGAATATTGCTGGCGTTGCTCCCGGTCCATTGAGCTATATCGAAACCATGAGCCCCATAAAGAGAGCCACTTTCAAGGCTGTTTCTCAGGCAACCGATCTTTGCGTGGCTATTCCAACGTGGCTTGGAGCTTATAGAAAAGCTTTGGAAGGCGATGTAAAAAATGTTCCGGAAAACAATCATCAAATGGCGGTGGAGTACGCTGATAATTTGGTTCGAGATATCAAAGGTTCCGGCGCTGCGAAAGACATGGCGGCGATACAGTCTGCTGGTGGTCAGCTCGGGCGTCTCTTTACGATGTTCTATAGTCAGGTAAACGTAATCGATAATCAGTTAATGATGGCTGGTCGTCAGGCCGCCATAGATAAAGATATTCCCAAGTTTGTCGCAACAATGATGGCGGTTTGGTTTATTCCTGGTCCACTGGTTGAATCCATTATGGGCCACACTAAAAAAGAGGATGAGAGTACTCCGGAATGGCTGGCTAAGACGGAATTGCTTTACCCATTGCGAATGGTTCCGGGCTTAAGAGAATTTGCAAATTATCTGGAAAATAAAAAAGCCGTTGAGATTACTCCAGTCAATAGGGCCGTGGAAACCATTTTTAAAACAGCCGGCAACATCCTTGGAAGCACCCCTGGAATTAAAGAACTTGTTGGAGAAAAAGAGGAATGGAAGGATAGCGATTACCGCGATGCTGTTATGGCGACAGGCTATCTGACTGGTTTACCAACAAGACAACCGCTTAAAACCATGTCTTACCTTCACGATTGGATGAATGGTGACGAGCAACCCGATTCCCTTGGTGAAGGTATTTACCGCGCGATGGTAGGAAGGAAGCGTAGGGGTTGAAAAAAGTACGAATTAACGATATCCTAGTTGAAATAAGCCGTCAGTCATGGGCCGTGCAGGGCTTCTTCTGCGCGGTTTTTTATTTATGACTCTCGCCGTCGCCACTCCGGTCGTCAGTTATGTCGGGACTGGGACATCCAATGCCTTCCCATTCTCTTTTCCGGTTTTTTCTTCCAGCCATCTTGTAGTCTCAATTCGATCCGCTGATTTATCGACAAACTATGTCCTCACTCTAAACACAGATTTTACGGTTTCGGGTTTGTCGCCAAACGGAAGCCCAGCACTTCCCGGTACGATCACTCTTGTCAACAGTGGTCAAGCATGGCTTAGTGGAGGATTCCTTATAACTGGATACACCATTACCATTCAGCGCCTTGTGCCGCTTTCGCAAAATTTATCAGTACGGAATCAGGGAAGTTTTTATCCCGCAAATCTGGAAGATGCCTATGACTACATCACCATGATTTTGCAGCAACTAAATGTTCCAAATCAAAATCCTGTCTATACCGACATTGTTACTGGCGCCACTTATCAAATAGTTTTTGTTGATGGCGTTTTATCTAGCCAAAGGCTTACATGAAGAAATTACTTTTTGCCATGGTCGCTCTCTTCGGATTGTCGGTGCGATCGGAAGCTTTCCCCATTGTCGGATATGTTCAAATTACCACTGGTGCTGTACAGTCTGGCGGGTTTAGCACTCAGACAGGAAAAGTCCAGAGCCTTACCGTTAGCGGTTTATCGCCGAATCAATGTGTCCAGACAACGACTGGCGGCCTTCTGGCTACTACTGGCGCGCAATGCAGCGCTGGAGGAGGAGGGGGCGCTTCGAGCCTCAATATTTCCAGCGGTTCCGCCTCTGTTCCTATAACGATTAGTTCTCCCACTGTAAAAGTAATTGTCGATTCCAATACTTTCGTCGGATCGCTTGTTAATGCCGCCACGGTTTTTCTTACGCTGAATCCATCTAGCGCGACGCTGCAAGGCAACACATTTAATTCAAGCAATCAGTTAGTCAAGCTCGATTCTTCGAGCCGTCTGCCGGCGCCAAATGGAATCACTCTGGCTGCTGTTGCCGGTCTTTCCGCATCTACGTTTACTTTCACTGGAGATACAAATAGCTGGATGTTCGGGAAAAACGGATCCATCTATGGCGGTCCAACAGCCGGTAATCAGACGGGCCAATTTCAAACTTGTTTTGGGAATAACGTTTGCGCCAATCCCGGTGTATCAAACATAGGAATTGGTTTTTTTGCGCTGTCGAGCACTTCTGGTTCCAGTGGAAACGATATTGCAATCGGGGAACAAGCTTTAGGCCAATCGAGTCTTTCTGCTGGCGAAAACATTGCCATAGGTCACAATGCTATGGCTAGCGGCATTGGGCCGAGCATGGCAAACAATGTTGCTATTGGTCAGGGCGCTCTCCGGCACTTAGCAAGTTATGGAGAGTGCGTTGCTATCGGGCAAAATGCCTTAACTGCCAATACCAGCGGATTTGAGAACATTGCTATCGGCATCAATTCTCTGACAGCTAATACTACTGGCTGGAGGAATATAGCCGTTGGTAATTTTTCCTTAACCAATAACGTTTCGGGAATTTCTAATACAGCAGTTGGAGATCAGGCCGGTGGCAATGTTACAAATGCCGCAACCATTCCTAATCCAGCATCTCAGACCATGACTTTTTTGGGCTCTCAGACCGGGGTCATTTCTTCGCAGACTGTATTGAATGATGGCATGGCATTGGGAAATCTAGCGCGCGTGGGATGTTCTGATTGTGCTTCACTCGGAAACGCTACCCTTACAGGCAATTATCGAGTTGGTATAGGCACCACTACGCCGGCTGCAAATTTGACAGTTATAGGGAATAGCCAGCAGTTCACGATGGCTGTTGGAACTTCCACAAGTGGTCCTTTTCTTCTATCCGTTTCATCTTCTGGCCCGGTTGCCATAGCTGGTGCAACAACGATTCA